ATATTAGGAGTTGTTGTACTGGTAATAGCAATCTTACCAGTAGTGTCATCAACTACTATATAATGACCAAATTGTGACAGCTCTCTATTGAATGCCATTATATGATTACTTTATTAGGTATTTATTGAGGTTGTACATCTACTATTCTGCTATTTTTGCCTTCAAAGTGTCTATCTCACTAGACAATTCCTTGATTGCATTTACAAGAACTGGGATTAATCTTTCATACTTCATACCATATGAAGGATCAGCATCATCCTCATCTTGGTTAGTGATAAGCATATTATCCTTTTTATCTCCATAACCAAATTTTTTCTCAACTTCAATTGCTTCTTGTGCTATGAAACCTACATGAATACGATTAGTCTTCTTACTTCCATCAGGTGTTCCTTTAGTAGCTGGATCTTCAGTATACCAAGAACGCTTATCCCAACGATAAGTAACAGGTCTTAACTCCTTAATCCACGCTAATCCATGATCAAAATTTTGTATATCAGCCTTATCTCTCAGATCCGAAGAACTAATTGATGTATCATTACAATATATATTTTGAACAGAATTATCTCCTAAACAAATAACATTACTATTACTATTAACAGAACCTGATGGTGATGATCCAGTTCCTGACTGATACCCTAGACAGGTATTATTACTACCAGTATTAACAAAATATCCAGCCCATTTACCCACAGCAGTATTTGAATATCCCGTATCAAGGGAATAATGTGCCATATGTCCCACAGAGACACAGTCGTATGATGAATGAGTTGAGGCACTATTACCATAATGTGCCAGATGACCTACCGAAGTATTGTTATAACCTGAAAGGTTACTGAACATTGTATTTTTACCAACAGCTACGTTATTACCCCCAACTGTTTGGTTGTATAACGCAGCATATCCCACAGCAGTACTTGGCTGAGGTGGGTCCTGAACAACAATTTGCCCCTCCATAGCCACATGATATTGGCAAACATAATAATAAGTACCAGCAGTTTTAGGCTTAAAAACGACATTTGCATTATCTTGCCCATTATTAGTTACACCCTCGTTTGTTCCAAGAACATTTGAAGCATTATATCCACCAGAACTTGACTGAATCCATAATGGATGTCCAAGAGCACTTACACTAATTACAGCAGTGTCATTTATATTAAGAGTAATAGTTGGGTTGTTTCCATTAGCAGGTTGACCTGATGCAGATCTATCAGTACCACTCATAGTATATGCACTTGCTCCAGAATTAACAGCAGCTATAGCAAATGATGCAACTGTACCTGTATTACTAAGACAAAAACTACCAACCGCAGTATTAGTATTTGAACCGTTATTCATGTTCAACAGTGCTTTATATCCCACTGCAGTATTATCAGAACCAATTCCACTTGATTTTAATGCCTGTTCACCAAAAGCACAATTCTGACCACCTATGGTGTTATCTCTCATTGATAACGATCCAAAGGACGAATTATATTGTCCTGTTGTGGTATCAAACTGACTCATATGTCCATAAGCACAATCATTATCACCTGTTGTCAAGTGAAATAGTGTTTGAAATCCAAATGCACATACGTTCCAAGCTTCCGTAGCTATACCAGCAGCGTTATAACCTACTGCAGTACTTTGAGATCTCGTAATTTCTCGTAATGCTTTATAACCTACTGCAGTACTATAGTTACTATTATTTTTTTCTAATGCATAAGCACCAACTGCAACATTATAACTTCCAGTCGTTCCAATACCAATTGCGTTATCTCCCACAGCAACATTACTATCACCCTCAATATTTTCCCGTAAACTATTATTTCCAACCGCAGTATTATAATTACCTTTTATAGTCTGAAGTTGACTACCATATCCAATAGCAGTATTTGATATGGTCGTAGTACTCATACCTAATGCAAATCCACCAAGAGCAGTTTGATAACCTCCACTAGTTTGAGAATCAAGTGTCCTATGTCCTACGGCAGTATTATAATCACCAGTTTTTAGAGATTTTAAACTATGATATCCGATTGCAATATTATAACTAGAATCAGTAGAAACTCCAAGTGCTTGATATCCCAATACATTATTAGATACACCTGTTATATTATCATTTAAAGCAGCATATCCAAACGCATTATTCCAACTTCCTGTCGTGGTATTTTCTCCTGCATAAGCACCGAAAGAACAATTCAAAGATCCTGTTGTATTCTGTAGCGATGCATAAGCACCTGTTGCTGTGTTAAAATTTGCTATATTCTTAGATAATGCACTTGCTCCAACGGCAGTGACATAACTTGCAGTAGTACCAATACCAACAGCATAATTACCAATTAATGTATTATAACTAGATCCACCAGTTAAATACCTTCCTGCATCAGAACCTAAAACAGCATTTGAAAGTCCAGAGGTAATTGTTCTTAATGCATTCGACCCTAGAACCGAATTATAATTACCACTCACATTAGAATATAATGTAGCCCAACCAGCCGAAGTATTGTTTGATCCACTCACATTTAGTGATTGTGCATAAACACCCATTCCAACATTATAACTTCCATTTATATTATCCTGTAAAGAATACATACCCAATGCAGTATTCTCTGTTCCAATATTTCTAAAGAGAGTACGAAGACCAATTCCAGAATTACCATCTCCATTATTCTGATACCCAGAAGCATATCCAAAGAAACTATTATCTGATGCAGTGCTAATGCCAGCAGTAGTACTAAATCCAGCGTAAGATCCAACTGCAGTATTATAATATCCATTAACATTTTGTAAAGCGTATGCTCCAATACCAGTACTATCACGGCCAGTAGATTGCATTAATGCACTGTAACCAATACCAACTTCATTACCAGGACTTGTTGTATTTGCTGCACCAGCAGTAGTTCCTAAGTAAACATTTGTACCACTAGTCTTTCCATCTAAAGTTGTATCAGTATCAGAAGTTACACCTACTATATTAATCTTACCACCCATATTTGAGTGAGCAGAACATTGATAATACAGAGTATCAGGTGCATCTTGTGGAACTTCAAATATAATATCTGTTGGTGCAGAACCATCATTATTAGTTACACCAATATTGTATTGTGTACCTGCAGATCCATTAGCAGTGCTTTGAATCCTAAACGGATGCCCTGAAGATCTATTATGAAAAATATATTTTTGTCCTTTATAAAGAGTTAATTCTGGATCATTTACTTGAGTTGAAATACCTGATCCTCTAAAGGTGTAATGATCTGTTCCATCATTACCAACCATCCAACTAGCAATAGCACCATTAAATTCATATGCAGTACAAGTTCCACCGATTGATACATCAGTGCTTATAGCAACGTTTACTGCGTTTAAATTTAGATTATTTGGACTTGTAAGTGTTGGAGTACCAGATGCTCCAATCAGATTGATTTTCTTTACGCCAAATCCTTTATCTGCCATTTGCTTTATTTTTTAAATATTTAGAATGAAATGCCAGTAATGGATGCTTCACCATTATTAGCGAAAGGATTAAATAAAATCCTACGAGGAGAACTCTTCAAACTATAAGTATTACCCCAATAGTCTGAATCGGTATCACCATTACTTTGATATGGATCATAATATTCAGAATCAGCAACTTCACAAGATCCATGATCATACAACCATTTTCTAGCATCTGCTCTAGTTGCCTGTGGTTGAGATTCCAAATACAACGCCATCACACCACATACTTGAGGTGTTGCCATACTAGTTCCACTTATAGCATAATTATAAAAACCATTATTTCTTGGATCAGCATATCCAGTTGCATATGGACTTAAGATAATAGATCCTCCAGCCCAAACATCAATTCTTGGACCCCTATTACTGAAAGAGGAGCATCTTTCTTGCCCTGCAGTTGTCTGTCTTGAAGCATCAATAGACCCAACAACTATCGCAGCATCATCTCTTCCTTCCCCAGATATAGCAGGTGTTCCAGATCTATTATAATAATGATCATACCCAGAACTATAATAAAAAGTAGCAGAAGTCATTTCATTATGATAATCTCTCCCCGAAGGAATCTCCTGTTTATCATTAGAATTACCTGCAGCAAAACAAAATACTATATCCTTACAATCAGGATCATCAAATAATTCATCTGCTTCCTGCTGTCCTGCAATATTCTTAGCAGTAAACTCATTATAAGTACTAAAACCATAAGACATATAATGTACTGCAGGTGCAGTAGTAGAATTTATTTGACTCTGATCATAACTAGTTCCTCTGAAAGTTGCAGTATAATTATTATTATAATTCCAGAATTGCCTATTTCCCCAACTACCATTAACAACTGTAGGATTTCTTCTACCAGTTAATGGATTAATTGGTTTATTCTTATGCCAAACTCTAATATAATCAAATCCATCAGAAGGACTTGACCATCCAAGATCACTTCTATCAACACAAGCAATAGACCATATATTTGCTTCAAAAGCATGACCAAATTGATTACCAGCAGCAGTTCCAGCACAGTGAGAACCATGATGGTTTGCTAAACTATTACTTTGATTGCCACTATTATGCATCAATAATGCACCAGCAACATTATAATTTGAAAATGATCCAGATCCAGGTGCAGTTAATCCATTATTAGACCAATTGATTCCATATTCAGATTCACCATGAATTAATATATCTCTAACTCTACTCTCAGTTTCACAAGCTAAACTATTAGCAACAGATGTGTATCCTGGTTTTAAAAATTCTGGGTGATTCCAACGAACTCCAGTATCCATAATAACAACATCAACATTTTTCCCTGATAATGAATACTGTAGATCTTCAGTTATGGTTGTAGCATTAATAAATTTATTAGTCCTATGAGAATGACGATATAATCCCCACTGAGTAAAATCTAAAGTGTTTCCTGGATTACCTCCACCAGTAGTTGAAAACCTTCTATTAGTTACATCATACTTAAATCTATTAGTAGTAATGTGTGGATCAAATTCCTGATCATATTTCCTCTGTTCTAATTCATATTCATTATACAAACTAGATCTCAATACCCATTCAATCTTAGGATGATTCTTTAATACATCTGCTTCTGCAGGAGAAATTTCATATACACCTCTCTTAGGAGAACACTGCATCTCTGATGTACAATCGATCTTCCTATTTGGAATATCATCTATAGTATTTTCGTTGATTATATAATTATGAATCTCTGCCCAATCCGCAGCATCTTTTACACAAACGGTATATGGTTGAGCAGAAGTGCTATGAACAACAAGAACTCTTCCAGTATTTGAATCTAAAGTTGTGCTAATCATGATACCTCCGTTCTAAGGAACTTATACGTTACTATGCCAGTTATTCCAGACTCTGGAATAGCATTTATAGTTAAATTACCATTGTAAATAGATGATCCAACGGAAACAAGTAAGTTATTATTAAACATAATACCAAATTGTTGAGAATGTGAAGTAGTTCCATCAGCATTTAATACTGTAACTTTTTGAGATTGTGTACCTGCAGTATGTGTGAAATATAGATCATAATCGGATAATAAATGATTACTTGCAGTAACACTATCCAACTGAAATGTTTGACCTCCAACTGCACTAAAACTTCCACTACCAATAGTTCCACCAGTTCCACCACCAGCAGGACCTGGAGGACCTGGAGGACCAGCAGGACCACCAGCAGGACCAGTAGGACCAAAAGGACCTGGAGGACCAGTCGGACCTGGAGATCCATCAGAACCAGAAGCACCAGGTGAACCTTGAGGACCAGTTCCACCAACAGGACCAGCAGGACCAGGAGAACCAGCAGGACCAGCAGGACCTATAGTACCAGAAATATTTGTTATACCAGCACCATCACCAAATAAAGTAGAGGCAGTTACAGAAGAACCAATTGATACATTATGAGCAACATCTAAATCATAAAAATATGATGTCCCTGATGTGCTAATACCTGGAATAGTAGCAGCATTAAAAGTGGTTATGCCAACTTTCCAAGTTGTTCCATCCCACTTCCATGTAATATTATTTGCAGTGTGAGTATCGTTTACGCTAGGATTGCTTGGAAAATTAATAGCCATTTATTTACCTCTATAACTGTGCTTGAACATCAGCATGTTTTGTATCTGCTGCTGGTTG